GAAAATAACGAAGAAAGTTTACACTGAGGAGGAATTAGAAGTTATGTTCAGCAGATTTAGGAAGGAAAATAAGTGAACTTAGGTAATTTGCTGATTGGTAAGATTATTGTTAACGGTGATGATATTAAGTATCTTATTAACAAGGGATTTACAGCAGCATGGTTAAATACTTCAGGTAGTGATGTTATATTCAGTGGTATTGATAAGGAAGTTTATTCTTGGCTGCTGAAATATCATAGTCAGCATCAGTCTGTACCATCTTTAGATCTCTTCAGGAGACAGTATCCTGAAGAAGTATACCCTCTAAAAGACAAGTATAGCGACAGCCTGGAAGCTTGTCAAGCCCTGGCGGAAGAAAAAATAAAAAGTTTCCTGCTGTCAGAGGCCATAGGTAAGATGATCAGCCTTCATGACAGTGGCAGTGTGGATGAGGCAATTGATCTCCTGTCTTCCGAGGTAGCTAAGATCAGGTCAGCGTTCGGCTCATCTTCCATGGCTGACGACCTGGGAGATCCTTCCTTCGATGTGGAATATTTCCTGGATCTCAAGGTTGAGCGAGGTATTCCCCTTGGATTTACTTACATCGATAACAAGTTCTTCGGATTTCAGCCAGGTCAGCTAATTACCATCTTAGGCCGCCAGAAGGCAGGAAAGACGACAGTATCACTCAATTCTGCGCTCAAGGCATGGGAATTAGGGTATGATGTGCTGTTCTTTTCCGTTGAAATGGATACAGAGATGCTCAGGGAGCGCATTTACTGCCTGGACGCACATGTTTCGCCATCAAGACTCCGAAGAAGAGTGCTGAGAGATTCAGATAGGGAAAAGGTGCGGGCTTCGGCGGAGAAACTTCAGCTTGAGGAATCAGTGAAATTCAGGATTTCCAGGAAAAAGTCTCTGATTACCCTGGAAGATGTCGCGGCTGAGATAGATCTTTACTCACCTCATGCTGTCTACGTTGACGGGTTTAATTTCATGCTGGACAAGAGAACAAACAAGATGACTGATGACTGGCAGGCTAATGAAAGCGTTGCTGCCGGATTAAAATCTCTTGCACTGGAAACTGGTACAGCGGTAATAGTAGCAACTCAGGTGCAGGAGAAACAGTATCACGCGAAAAGCGGGATAGAGTCAAGAACAATCATGGGAGGCACAGGATTATTAAAGGCTTCTGATCTTGTCATAGGTTTAGACAAGGATAAAGACTCGCTTGAGCACACTCTTTCCTGCGTTCTGTCAAGGTATGACCAATTTGAGAATCTTATTTTTAAGATAGACTGGGATGAAATGAAATTTGATGTTTATGACGAATAGGAGGATATATGGCAAGATGTCCTGCATGCCTGAAGATTCCGTTCATTCCATGCATATGCCCGCCATTATGCTCATGTAACTGCTTAAATTGCGAATGTAATCTGAGCATAATTGCCGGGCAGGTAAGAAAAAACCCGATTAACTGGATAAGGAGAATAATTTGAGTGACTCACCGAAAGATCAGAGAGGTGTGTGCTGCGTATCAGGAACACGCTTCTGCCACTGTGACTGGAACCACAGGTGCAACTGCATAGCCTGCGACTGCGATCCAATCGGAACACCCCCTAAATAGCTCTGAGATGCCCGCTGACGGGCAAACTCGCCTCAGTCTATACCAGGACCAGGGTAAGGCAGGTGATGACGTTACAGGCCGTCTCAGGGCCGTGAGAGGAGAAGAACATGAACACAGGAGCATGGGTAGCTTTAGGTACATGCATTGGAGGTTCCTTGGGCTATCTTGGAACTCAGTATGTAAAAAGCAGATTGAGAAGGAAAAATGAGCACAATTTCCGCACTTTTAGACGAGATGAAAATTGATTACTACACCAGTGGTGATGAAGCTGTAGCACAGTGCCCGGTCCATAACGACCATCATCCCTCTTGGTCGGTAAATCTGGACAGTGGCCTGCATCACTGTTTTTCATGTGGATTTGGCGGGGCTCTTGACAGCTTAGTTATGGTTGTGCTAGGCTTATCTCATCCGGAAGCAACTTCATGGATTCGCGGTCGTGCGGGACTGAGCAGGGCTAAGCAGTGGTTGGAACCTGAGAAGGTAGCTCCTTCCGAAGAACTCAGGCTCACTGATGCAGATTTAGCTCTGTTCACCCCGCCGCCGCCCAGTGCGCTGAAAAGCAGGAAAATCACGGCAGAAGGTGCAGAGAAATATGAAGTATTATGGAATCCGGATAAGTGTGAGTGGGGAACCTGGATTTTCCCTGTCAGAGATCCGGAAAGCTCTAGATTATGGGGATGGCAAGAGAAAAATGAGCGAAAATTCAGAAATTATCCAGGCGGTTGCAGAAAGTCCGAAACGCTCTTTGGCATACGAATTGCTGAACATGACAGCACCGTTATCCTTGTCGAGTCCCCAGTTGATGCAGTGCGCTGCTTCACTTCCACCGGAAGAACTGGACTTTCTTCATATGGCGTACACGTCAGCGACAGGCAGTTGTCCCTTGTACACGATAGATCAGACCGCCTTGTACTGGCGCTTGATAATGATAGCGCAGGAGTGGGAGAAACAGCTAGAATATGCACAGAATTTAAACGCATTCCAGTATATGTTTTCGACTGGGCAGTAAATGAGAAAGCCAAAGATTTCGGGGATATGACAGATGAGGAGATTGAGGGGGGAATAGCAGGAGCGATTCCTGCTTATATGATGAAATGGCAGTAGAAGAAGACAAAGATAAGCCACCAGGTTTCAGGGAGAGAACCTGGACAATAACAGCATCTGCTCTTGCAACCGTTACCGCAGCATTTCTGGGAAGTTTCCTGGGCACAACAGGCACCGTTGTAGGTATAGCTCTTGCCAGTGCAGCCAGCGGAACTTTTGCCGCTCTTTATGAGCACGGTTTTTATAAATTGCGCAAAAGTGTGATCAAAAGAGTCAGGGTAAGGAAAGCAAACGGGGAATATGACTGGGTATACCGCCAGTACAAGAGAAGTATCCCTTGGAGGAAGATTATTATAGCTGTTGCAGTGGTAGCGGTGATATCAGGAGGAACAATTGCTGTAATTGACGCAATAGCAGGAAAACCGGTAAGTGATATTGTTAAAACTCCTTCTCCGGCAGTAACGAAAACTGTTACACCTTCACCAGCGTATTCACCATATTATTCTCCAAGTCCTTCATATTCACCAACTCCGGTGAAATCTGTGACTCCTTCGCCAAGTCCCTCACCTTCTCCTAGCCCTTCTCCGTCACCCACAGTAACCATATCACCGTCACCATCAGTTTTGCCAACAACTTAAGGAGGAAAAATGAGTAATGCAGACTTCAAGAGAGCACGAGTAATAATCGCCAACGCAGTAGCAGTACTTATAGGCGTTGTCGTAGGGGTCGTGTTTTGGTTCCTAAAAAATACGGTTGCGACTGTAGTGGCCCCACTTGTGACCGTGGCAGTGTGCAGCGGAACTATAGAGTGGTTTCGCACTAAAAGAATCAGGAGAAGTGCTCTCTCCATACACATAACTACGGGAACACAGAGCCCGAAGGAGCGATGGGAAGACAGGATAGAGCATTCAAGGAGATTACTTCACAGGCTTAAAGTAAAGAAAGACATCGAGGACATAAAACGTGAGAATAAACAAAGCTAGTCTGATAGTTTTTCTGATGTTACTGCTATTTCCTACGCTAAGTTTAGGATTAGCTGAGATATTTGGTGGGACCAAGCTTGGGAATTATACGTGGCCTGTAGTGGGATTCATTGACCTATTTGTTGTTTTGTCGTGGTTTGCCTCCAGGATGGCTATGAGAGCGGAAAATCTAAAGTAGCTATGTTTAAAGGAACACTGAAGCCTTACCAGACTGAGCCGGTAGAAACTTTTCTCGAAAGAGGAAATCTGCTGGTAGCGTATGAGATGGGGCTGGGAAAGACAGTTATAGGCATTGCCGCTGCTGAGAGACTGATGGCAGAAGGCAAGATTTCGTGCTGCGTAATTGTCTGCCCAGCTTCTATTAAGTTTCAGTGGGCGGAAAGAATTGAGCAGTTTACTGATGCTGGCTTTTGCGTAATTGACGGAACTGTAAAACAGCGGGAAATTCTGTATCAGAGCATCCTGAAGAAATTTCCCCGCTACATCATCATGGGATATGACAACGTAATCAATGATGCCAGCTTTGTGCGAAAAATCAGGCCAGAGATGGTGATTCTTGATGAAGCTACAGCCATCAAGACTTTCCGCGCAAAAAGAACCAAGCAGATAAAGAAGATGCTCAAACCTAAATACAGGCTAGCTCTTACAGGAACTCCGGTGGAAAACAAGCCAGATGAGCTATTTTCCATCATGCAGTGGGTTGATGAGGAAGTTCTGGGCAGATATGACCTTTTTGACAAAGCATACATCAGCAGGAGTCACTTTGGCTGGGTTGTTGGCTACAAGAATCTTCCTGTTCTTAAAAAGAAGCTGGGGCCAGCATTATCGAGAAAATCGCGCCATGATCCTGAAGTATCGAAATATCTTCCCTCAGTTGATGAAGATGAGTGGTATGCAGACATGTCTCCAGAGATTAAGAAGGTCTACAAGAAGATTTCCGGGGATCTGCTGATTGAACTGGACAGCATAAGCCCAGGAGCAGGATTTGAGCTTCATGACTACTATTCCGGCGCTGATGAGTCTACTCCGTCTGGTAAGGTCATGGCCATCCACACAGCTATGGAGATGTTCTTAGACCATCCCGATCTTGTGATAATGTCTGCCCAGAATGGTGCCCTGTATGCTAATGACTTATGGCAGGATGGTTATCTGGACAATATACTTACATCACCGAAACTGGAACTGCTGAAGGAGAAGGTTAATGAGATACTTGAATTCCCGGAGAATAAGATTCTCATATACACGAGATACAGAGGAATGCTCAATATACTGGAGGATGAATTAAATGCGGAATCCGTTAAGTTTCATGGAGGCAAGAACTCGGCAGATAAGCAATCTGCTGTTGCCAAATTTACTAATGATCCCTTATGCCGCGTATTTCTCTCTTCACATGCGGGAGCCTATGGCATGGATATGTCAATGGCTAACTATCTTATTAATTATGATCTTCCTTGGTCGGCTGGTAAAGCTGATCAGATTAATGGACGCCATGTCAGGGTCAGCAGCGAATTCGGGCAGGTATTCGTCAGAAACGTCGTCTTCAGAGACTCCATTGAAGCAAGGAAACTGAGAATGCTTGACAGGAAGAGGAGAATTGCAGGAGCCATCTTAGACGGCACTGGACAGGACGAATTCGGGCGCGTAGAGACAGACAAAGACACACTGACAGATCATTGCAGAGAGATAACTGGGACTTGACAAGAGTTACTAACCGTGCTATAATGGACACATGCTAGAGTACCGAGATCCTCGCCATGCCGCGATGGAGTACCTTCACTGTGCTGATGAAGAGGAGAGGGCAAAGGGCCGGAAAAATCGCGCCCGTGACTGGATTAAGGAACAGATAAGATCATTAGGAGAGCCAGATGAAAGCGGAAACTTCATCTGGGAATTTGATCATATCCCTTCGGGCAGCGGATTCTGCACCGGACTGAAACTTCAGCGAAGGGTATCTGAGTACATAAGCGAAGACAAAGCTATGGCCTTAATTGCCAGGAAAGCGCTGGGAAAGCGCTGTGTGGAATGGGTAGCAGTTCCGGATATGAATGAAATTTATGTGTGTAATCAGGAAGGGATAATTTCTGACGAGGAGATGGATGAATTAATGGAGGTTGAAGAAACATGGGCGCTGGTGAAAGTTAAATCGTGAACAACGGACACAGGCCGAGTCGCAGGGAACGGCCAGAATTGCCATCCCGCAGAAAAGTATGGACCAGGTATATAATTTTCTGGACTCTTACAATAGGAGTGATTGCTTATTTTCTGGCAGGAGCGCCGGGATTGCCACACAGATGACAGGTTTCTATCCGGGCTCAAAGATGCCCTTAAAGGCATACGATAACATCACTGAGCCAGCATCAGGGTCATCAGAAGAATTCTGGGAGAAACCAAGAGTGATGCTCCTGAAAGGCCAGGAGACAGAATTCTATGCTCTCGGTACTTTAGCCAGAATACTTAACCGCAAGACGGTTACTCTCCGTAAGTGGGAGAGTGAAGGAATTCTGCCGAAACCTGCTTATATACTCCCATCGTCAGACCCGAGAGGAAAACGCAGGCTTTACACGAAAGAGCAGATTTCAGGGCTGAAAGATATAGCAAAAGAAGAAGGGATACTGGAACCATCAGCAAAAGGTAAGTGGAAGCCAGTATATGAGACAAATTTCAGAGAACGAGCATACAAATTATTTAGAGGAGAGCAGTGAAATTAACTAGAACGAGAGAACATGTTATCAACATGGGTAACTATGAGTCTCTGAGAATTGGTGCGTCAGTGGAAATTGACACAAACTCGATGGCAATAGAAATAGGAACTGCCCCTATAGACGCAGGAGCAGAGTGGGCAGAAGAATTGCTGACTAAAGCGCTGAAGAAAGACATTAATGATGCGGTTGATCTTCTGCCTGGCGGAAGTGACAGTTATATATTAAGCTGGGGTAACAATGCCTAGAGAAATTGGCAGAAGAAGAACAGATCCAGATAAGACTTATGAAGGGAAAGAACGCGTGGTCAAAGAAGGCGGAACTGTAAGTATTGGCGAAGGCTGGGCTTCCGACAGGCAAACTCCTGTTATCAAGCGCTCAGATAAGCTGAACAGATTCAGTGTTGATGAAGGCCAGGAAGTCCTGGTTCATTTTGTTGAAGCCAGGCCTTTTGCGTCATGGTGGCAGCACTGGGTTAACAAGAAACCAAAGACATGCATTATAACAGACTGCCCGCTGTGCCAGATAGATGATACACCTAAGCAGACTGAGTGCTTTAACGTTATCGAGATGTCAGATTCAGGACCGAAATTGCTGCTCTGGCAGCTTTCAGCAGACCCGTCTAAGGCTGTCAAAGCAAGAGCAGAAAGCGCCAGGACAAAGCCTGTCAACAAGCTTGAGCAGTATTTCGCCATATCAAAGACAACAGGCTCAAATGGTTTTGCTACTTATACCGTAGATCCTGTGAAAGCTTCAGAACTTAAAGAAGACTGGGGAGTTGAGGCTTTGACACAAGAGCAGTTTGACGAGCTTGCAAAGACTGCATACACAAAGGAAATCGCCCCTGAAGGATCTCGTCATGAATTGCAGGCTCTGGTAAGCAGCCTGGAGGATTAATGCACTACCATGCTGAGTTTGCCAGAAGAGGTGTAACAGTTTTTGCTGAGAAGGGTTTCATATTCCCGTTAGCAGATGGATGGTCTATCAGAAAAGATTTCCCGCTCTCAGGAGACTTGGTTATTCATAGCAATGGGCAGAATATTCACACATTCAAGGTTGGCCACTGGAGACATGTAGGATTCACCAATGAGTTCCGTAATACTTACGGAAGCTGATCTCAGAGAAGCCGTAGAGTATTTCCGCAAGCAAGATGCATTTGTGTTTGATGTTGAAGGGGTGGGTGAGCATCGTGGTATACCTCATCTGTCACAGTTAACATGGATGTCACTGGCAGCGAATGGGACGGCAATTGCCGTCCCATTCGGTCATCCTATAGGAACTAAGGTAACCGGGGAGAAGCCAGAGACTCATCACTATAAGACAGGAAAGAAAATCGGTGAGCCTTATACAAAGATGGTTCCTGTCTATGAAGATCCTCCTGATCAGATTTCCCTGCCGAATGTCTTCGAGATCTTGCGTCCGCTGTTCTGGGAGCCAGGAATAAGGAAAATTGGCAGCGGAGTCATTTATGATCTTGTATCTACGGCTAAGTACTGGGGAGAAGTTCCCCCGCCACCATACGGTGACACAATCGTAAAGAAGTGGCTGCTGGACGAGAATATCAAGAAGCTCGGCCTGAAAGCTATGATCAAGAAGCATTTTGGTGTAGAGTATGATTACGACGATACTGGACAGCATATAGAAACTGTGCCTTTTGACAAGGCCGCTCTGTATTCTTACCTGGACGCCAAGTACACATGGCTGTATGACCGTAAGCTTGAACCATTAATTGACGAAGAAGGACTAGGACATGTTTACGAAATGGAGATGGATGTTCTCAACGTTCTTGTGGGAATGCGTCTTCATGGCGCAAAGATGGATATCCCAAGGCTCAGAGAGCTTAAAGAGGAACTTGAAATACGGATTGTTCAGGCTGAGGCTGAAGTGTATGCATCGGCAGGAAGACGTTTTAACATTAACTCCGTTCCGCAAAGACAGAAGATACTTTTTGCGCCTAAGCCAGAGGGACAGAACCTCAATCCCTGGAAGATAACAAAAGGCGGGGCATATTCAACAGATGATGATGTCCTGGCTTCTTATACCAGTAATCCGGTAGCAAAAGCGCTGAGGAATTATGGCGACGTAAACAAGTTACTGTCAACTTATGTAGAAGGGTGGCTAGGAGATGGTAAAGAGAAACCTTGTATTATATTTGATAATCATATCTACGCTGATTTCGTTCAGTATGGTACAGTCACGGGACGCTTCTCTTGCAGGAAACCTAATCTTCAGAATATTCCTCGGCCTTATACTGAGCTTGGTGCTCTGTTACGCGGGGCCTTCATTGCCGAAACAGGGGGAAAACTCGTCGTCGGAGACTACGCCCAGATAGAACTGGTAATTCTCGCGCATTATATAGGTGAGGGGAAACTGTTCGAGGCTTTCCAGACAGGCATTGATCCGCATACTATGACAGCAGCTATGGTGCTGGGTAAAGCGCCAGAGGATGTCACGAAAGTTGAGAGGCAGGATCTCGGCAAGACTCTGGGATTTGCTGTAGTCTACGGTGCTGGTGACAACAAGGTAGCCAACATGGCTCACGTCTCAGTAAAACGGGCAAGAGAAGTGCTGGCAAGACACGCAGAGATGTTCCCTGAGATTCACGCCTTCAAGCAGTACACAATAGATTATGCCCGGAAGTATGGCTACCTGGAAACTCTGATAGGACGTAAGAGAAGAGTCAAGGGACTCAAGGCATCAGAGAAGGGAATCAGGCTAGGTGCAGAGAGACAGGCATTCAACTCTCTTATTCAGGGCGGAGCGGCAGATTTAATAAAATTATCCATGATAAGGGTTGACGCCATGATACCTGAGGATGTACACTTAACTATGACCGTACACGATGAAATTGTTCTGGCGTCCCCCGAATCCTTAGCTCAGTCAACTGTGGGCATTTTGCGGGAAGCGATGACTGGAGAAGGTGTGCAGAGACTGGTAAACGTTCCGCTAAAAGCGGACATACACATAGCAGACAGGTGGTCAGAAGCTAAATGACAGAAGAACAATGCGTGACTATAGGAGGTCACTGCTTCGTGCAAGATCCTTATGCTGTTACACAAGCAGGTGGTATTAATCCGAAAACTTTTTACAAAAGGACTTGCAGCCATTGCGGAAAGACAGAAAAAGGAACAAGTCAGCCTAGCATAAAGTGGGAAACTAGTGAATACGAGCAGCGACTTCTGGGCACGTAAAGTTGCCAAAGTACAGCAAGAGAAGGGCATAGTTCCCCCTCAGACTGTAAACAGAGATACACCCTGGTGGAATCAGGTTCCTGTTCAGCAAACCCCGCAGGCTCAGCCTCAGCAGACTGCAGGGCATGATTTCACCAAGGCTCTGCACCTTAAGCAGGAGAGTAATTGCCCAGAATGCGGAAGCGGCAATTTCATGAAGTCCTCACCATCTTCGGCAAGAAGATGCTTTGACTGCGGGTATGTTGACGGAAGATCAATATCTGACCCTAATCGCCCGCTGGGAATGACTTCAGACGGATCTGCCGGAAATAAAGCAAGACAGACTCAGGAAGGGGGAGCAAGAACCGATAATTATCACGGAAACATCACTACTGCTTCACAGGCAGCAGGCTACATAGGAGTGGTATGAACATAGAAAAGCTGGAAAGTGAATTAGAGAACGCACTCGTTTGTGCCTCTCAGCATCCATACGAGCAGTTTCCTATCATTATTAGTGCGCTGAAAATGACAATTATGGAAGAAATCGCTGAGTACAGCGTAGAGAAGTATTCTGAAGGATTTGATACCGGATACAGAATCGGTTACACTTCACGTGTTCAAGATGAAAATTTGGGAAGAGCATGACAGAGAAAGAAATACTTGAGTATTTCAGGAAGGTAAGAGAACTGAGTCCTGATTCATCATTGATGGATGCTATGACTCAGAGTTACCTGGTGGAAGACATCCTCAGAGTTTTTGAGGCAGAATGGGACAGAGGATACAGCGAAGGTTTCCAGTCTGGTGCTGATGAGGCAGAAGACGGAGCTTTCTGGAGAGAGCAGGATATCGCTACTGAATCACATCAGGAAGGTCATGAGGAAGGTTATCATCAGGGTTATGATGACGGATACCAAGAGGCGTGTGAGAGCAGATGAGACTCGATACTCAGGCACTGATGGCAGAAATTAACAAGAGCTTTGGCGAAGGTACGGTGCTTGTAGCCTCTACCATAGCAGTGCCAAGGAGATTTACCAGTGGTTCTCTCGCTCTTGATATCGCATTAGGAGGAGGATGGCCAGGAGGTCAGTGGGTAGAGATAATCGGCAAGGAATCGGCTGGAAAGACTGCTGTAGCTCTCAAGACAATAGCTGCCAACCAGAAACTAGATCCTGACTTTGAGGTACTGTGGATAGCTGCTGAAGCATTCGATACAGACCAGGCTACAGCACTGGGAGTAGATAACACAAGGATAGCTGTAGTGCCGACACAGGAAATGGAATTCGCCTTTGCTGTGATGTTAGAAGCTGCAGAATCAAGAGCAGTTGACTGCATCGTACTTGACTCTTACCCGGCTCTTATTCCTGGCGAAGAAGCAGAAAAAGCTATGGATGAGTTCACTACTGCTGTAGGTGCAAGACTGATGAACAAGTTTGCCCGTAAAGCGGGCAAGGCAACGAAAAGAGATGTAAATGGCACGGAAAGACCTCTACTGGGAATCATTATCAATCAGTTCAGAGATAAAATTGGAGGATTTGCCAGATACGGTACTCCGCAGACAAGTCCTGGCGGGCATGGAAAGGATTACTTTTTCTACGCTAGGCTTGAAGTTTCGCGTGATGAGTACATTGTGGAGAAAAGGCCGGGTATCGCAGATCCTGTTAAGGTGGGACAGTCAATCAAGATGCGGACTATTAAAAATAAAGCTGCAGCGCCTCAGCAGACGGCCACGGTTGATTTCTATTTCAGAGGAGCCCCCCACCTGGGATTTGAAAGAGGAGATTATGATACCGGAAAAGAGTATTTCACAATGGGTGTCCTCTTTGGGGTCGTACGTAAATCAGGAGCCTGGTTTACTTACTCAGACAGAAAATGGCACGGAAAAGATTCAGCAATCACTGACCTTAGAAGTGATAAGACACTTCAGTCTGAGATAGCATTAGAGGTACTGGATGCGGCGAGAAATCCGAAGCTTGTTGACCAGATCGTAGAAGAAAACATTAAAATGGCAGAAGAAACCGGAACACGAAGAGGAATTGTAAAACTAGATGGATAAGCCTACGGAACGACCTACGGCACTTGGAATGGAACTTGACTGGATTCAGAATGATCTCCAGATAGTTTCCCCGCTAAGCTGTATTGTGATAGCAGAAGGTCTTGATGATGAAGGAGATGTTGTTCATGCCATCATGATGACTGAAGGAATGGGGCCTGTAGATGCAGCGGGATTACTGGACTTAGCTAGAGAATGGGTAGCGCTGGCATTGCAAGACGAGGTAATAAGAATACTGACGGTCCAGAATTCGAAGGAAAAGTAAATGGTATTCATAACCGGAGAAGAGGCGGATGAGGTTACTCAACTAGCATTAACTCTCGTCGGTAAACATGGAGTTGACAGATATCCAACGAAAGAACTCGGCGTCTTAAAATTGCAGGAAGAACTCGGTGAGATAACGAGACATGTTCTCAGGGAAACAGATTTTTCGGAGGAACTTGCTGATCTGGAAATCTGTCTGAGAATGGTAGCTTTCCATGAGGGTGTGGATCTCAATCAAGCTGTCAGAAACAAAGTAGCAAAAGATGACAGAAAGTTCATTTAAGTCTAGCCGAAAGCAGGAAAAGTCGGTAGCAAAAAGGCTCGGAGGGCAATTGACTGTAGGCTCAGGTTCTCGGTGGTTTAATAAAGGTGATGTAAGAACAGAATGTTACCTTGTTGAATGCAAGACCACAGGGAAGCTGAGCTACACGATAAAGTCCTCTGAGCTTCGGAAGATAGAGACAGAGGCTCTTTTAGAGGGCAGAAACCCAGTTCTGGTGTTCGATTTGGACGGCAGGAGATATGCAATTCTGCCCTTTGATGACTTCATGGAATTCACGGAAAGAGATTGATGGTATTAAGGTTAAGAAGTCAGGCACCAGGATTGTGGGATGAGGCTAAATGCGCCGGAAGTGTGATTCATTCTGATGATGATCCTTTCTTCAGCGAAGATCCGGAAGAGTCAGCGGAAGCAATAGATTTCTGCAATGGAGAATCAGACGGTGTAATCTGCCCGATAAGACATGAATGCCTGATGTTTGCACTTCTTAACAATGAACGGTATGGTATATGGGGAGGGATGAGTGAAGTTGGCCGGAAAGCCATACGGAAAAAGCATCCCTTAGAAAACAGGAAGCAGGAAAGACCAGAGTGGCAGTGGGAAACGGAAGAAAGCGCATTGAAGGGGCTGGACAAAAACGAGCTTCTAAAGGAGATGGAGGAAGAAGACGTATAACAAAAGAGGACGGTAAGATAGCCAAAATCGCTGAACTGAAGTCATCTGCATCCCTGGTCCTTCCTGAAGTAAAGAAAGTGCTTTTAAAGAAACATGACGCAAACAGAGAACGAACAGCGAGACGGTCAAACAATATCTTTCCTTCAGAAATGGCTAGAAGCGACTGGTGCCCTAGAGCAACATATTACAGAATGTCAGGACTGCCAGAACCGGCCAGTTCAAACTTTTCATTCAGCCTTGATAACGTGTTTTCTGAAGGAAACAGAATCCATGAGAAATGGCAGGGATGGCTAGCAGAGACAGGAGATCTATGGGGGGACTGGTATTGCAAAGATTGTGATGTCAGAGTAAACAATATTCTTATGCCATCAGCAGGATACATGGAGCCTGCTCTGTATGATTCTTCTATTGGCCCTCATTATCATGACTGGGAATACAAGGAAGTAACACTCAAGTCCAAGGCTCACAGAATTTCCGGGCATGCAGATGGAGCCTTATTATCAAAGAACTGCCTCATAGAGATTAAGTCGATGGGACTGGGAACGTTCCGCTTCGAAGCACCTAAGATGCTGAAAGATCATACATATGACGTTAAGGGCAAGAAGGTCACAGATATTGAAGGATTGTGGCATGACATACACAGGCCATTAATTTCGCATGTTAAGCAGGGCAACATTTACCTGTATATGTGTGATGAAATGGATCTGCCATTCGACAAGATAGTATTCATCTACGAATTCAAGGCGAACCAGCAGATCAAGGAATTCACAATATCACGCTCTGACGCCATCCTGGCCCCGCTACTTGACAGCGCGTCCCGGATCGAGTATGCTCTCAGTGTGGGCATCCCGCCTGTCTGCCCTAAGGAGGGTTGCGCCACTTGTGCCGCTTATGAGAAGGAGGAGTAAAATGATTCAGCTAATGGAGCCTGAAACGAAGCATGAAACAACTGTCCGTAAGCTGATCCATGCGCTTGCAGGTGCAGGAATCTCACTTCACCTGGATACACCAATTGTGATAGAAAAAGGTGTACTCGGCACGATACACATTAATGCTTACCCAGACGAGGAGGCAAAATGACTGTGCTTATGTGCGGGCCAGCTAAGGGTACTGCGGAACAACCTTACAGGTGTATTTGCTGTCAGAGAACTTTCTCTGATATCGAGCAAATGGCTGTCAGTATTTGCTGGGATTGCCAATTTAAGGGAACGCCAGGATGCATTGGATGCGGGAACAGCAGAATTTTGTATCCTTCAGAAACGAGGGAACCAGAAACGGAAGTAGCAAGTGAGTCTTAATTACAGACTAGGAGAGTCATCTATCAGAGCAGTGAGGAAGCTGAATGTTCAGGATCTGAAGTTACCTGAAAGACCAGAGAACAGCATGCCGCTGGTACCAGCAGATATAACGGCTGAATCAGCGGAAGAACTGATGGTATTATTCGGTGAGATAAATTGCTGGCTGGACTATATAGAGACACAGCTTTATGCCGCTCAGGTAGATGAAGAGTTTGAGAAACAGCAGCTAGAGGAAATGCACGCACTGGAGCAGATTCAGCACAAGGGGGAAGATAAAGTAACAACAATGAAAGCTATGGCTTTCACGAATGATGATTTCCTGGAACAGAGAGATAAAGCTCACCAGGCATATGCTTACAGAAAGATGACTGAAACTATTTACAACAGAATGGAGCGAGCCAGGTTTATCGTCAGCAGGGAGATAACTAGAAGGAGTGATAAATAGTGGGTAAAGTCAGGCCGCTGGGCTATGATGTTTACAAGGATAAGATTCCGCTGTGGAGATGTATTCTTACGCTTAGGCACGGTGGCAGAAGCAAGAGAATAGGAGGTCACTGGTTCTGGTGCTGGAATTGCCATCATCGTTGTCTCAGAAGAATTGCCAAGGGAACAGGGAGGAAAAATGAGAAGAAATAACGATCCGGAGTACAAGCACCCAATTCAGATGACGATGTTTGCTGTTATCTTCTTCGGCATGTTCGTGATAGAGTACCTGGGAATGGGACAGATGGGACAGCCAAAAAACTGGGGAGAAGCCATAATTGACGCTGTATTAGTAAATATCCTGATAGCCGGGATATTCAGCGGGCTGGGCATTAAAAGGAGGAGAAATGAAGATCGGGACTAGCGGAAGCAGAGTCGGCACAACAACTGAACAGAGAATTGTCTACACACGAGAACTGGTTGTTATAAATGCCACCGACCCGATAACTGAAGTACACGACGGTAATTGCTTTGGGTGGGATAATGAGGCTGCTTTCGTTGCAGCACTCTTTGGTTATCACCGTGTAGTGCATCCTTGCGATATTACTGAATGGCAAATGAGTCTTGATCCCGATACAGTTTTGTACAACAACTGGGAAATCCGGCCAGTAAAGAGGCCACTGATAAGAAATCATGATATCGTTGTCGAGTCTGACATTATGTTCTGCGTTCCAGCTAATCCGGAAAAGCCAGACAGTCTCCAGGGAAAAGGTACCTGGACTACGATTATGTATGCCCATAATATGGGAAGGGAATACAGGATCATATCTCCAGATGGAAGTATCAGAGATAAGATATGACTTTCTTTAATATGTTTGGGCAGCTTATGGAGATGGGTGTATGTGCGCGCTGTAAAGTTACTGTAGTTGATTACGGACGATTGAATATAGATGGAAGTCCTCATATTTGTGCATGGAAAGAAAGGCTTCCTGTAATTCCTTGCCCATATTGCGCGGAGTATATATTCGCTAACGGCTTCAGCAAACTGGATTGGTGGAACGGCAAGCTACATGAGTGCAAAGGAGGAGTAATGAAAATACATTCGACTGATTGTCCTTGTGCGAAATGTCTGTCAGAATGTCTGGTAGAGAAGAGAGATCAGGCAATTTATGATGCTATGGACCAGACTGCTGATCTGTTGTACAAGATTTCCGACACTGAAACAAGGGCGCTAGGTGAACTAAAGAAGAATACTGGTACGCTGAATAGTATTGGCGGATGGAGGCTATGGGATAAAGAATCAAGTACCTGGATAGAGTACAGACCTGTTCCGGAATCAGTAGGGTTTGTGACTCCTCCTAAAGGCGTGAATTCTCTGCAGGGATACGGGCTATGCTACTGGAGATATGTTGGTGCAGAGACAGCAGAAGAGGCAGATAAATATCTTGAGGAGATGCTGAATAGTGTTCCAGGATTTGGTGTAACAGGACAGGAGATCGAGGCAAGAATTCAGTCAGCAGATCCAAGTGTGAAAAAGCCGGAAGATCAGCACTTCTCTTATGCGTTCGTTTTGACTGTTTCCGCTATCATAGTGGCTATGATAATAATTCATCTGGTGACAGGATTTGGTGCATGGTAAACAGGAGCAAAGCTAAGGGTACAGCAGCAGAGACAGCAATAGTTAACTGCTTGACAGAGGAGAGAATCCCGGCCAGAAGAAAGGCAATGTCGGGCGCTCTTGACAGAGGAGACATAGAGATCTTTGATAACCTCATTACAGTAGAGGTCAAGAATGAGAAGAGGATGGCTCTTTCCGAGTACGTGGAAGAGGCGGAAAAAGAGTACAGAAACGCGGGATCATGGCTTGGCGTAGTCTGGCATAAAAGACGGGGAAAGAGTCATCCTAAAGACTGGTACGTGACGATGAGTGGCGAAATGTTTCTGAAAATTCTGCGTGAAGAGAAAGAACGCCTGGGATTATAGTGTGGGTGGTTTTTGTGATAAGCTCTTAGAAGAACATTTAACGGAACTCTAAGAGGCATCACGAAGAAGGTATTACATGGAAGACACAGTACTGCGGGTAAAAGGAAGTTCATCCGCAACAGCACTAGGATCAGCAATAGCACATGGAGTATACAACGGCAAGAAGATCGTTTTGCGGGCAATAGGTGCTGCTGCCAACAATCAGGCAGTGAAAGCTGTTGCCATAGCAGGTGGTCTGGTAGCACCAAGAGGTTATATTCTGAGCATGAGGCCAGGATTCATAGATGTTACTATGCCTGATGGTGAGATCACAGGCATGGTGTTCAAAATTCTAGTAGATGAGAGCTAATGATTTCTTCAGCGGGGCCAGCAGCAAGCCCATCACCAGATTCTGGCAGGACAGCACATTTTAATGCTGGAATGACCGGGACTAAAGATGTAGCTAGCTCTATGAATCAGCCCGCAAAAAGTGATGCCTATACTACTATGGGTTTTCATCCTGCCTCTGTACTTGATGCTTCACAGATTTCTGGCTATCATCCTGGGAATGGCAATTCTGCTGCTGATGCTGCAAGACAGACACCAGCAGGCCAGATTGCAGATCAGAATGGTTCTTCTGCCTCAACATGGGGCGCGTTAAATCCCTCCTTTCAGACAAGATTGGCCGCATAATGGCAAAGACAATGGAAAGATCCCGTACTGATGAGCCTAAGTTCGATCAGATGGGAGAGAGTGCTATTCACGGACTGCTGAATCTTTCGGGCAGGCCAAGTGCTTACACAACTTCAGTATCAAAGAAGACTAAAGGCCGTGGTGCTTCACCAACAGGGAGAACTGGCGGTCACAGAAGCGCAACGATGATTAATGAGGCCAATGGGCCATCATGTCATGTAACAGCAACTCTGTATAAGGCAAATGCCGCAGATGCAGGTCTTCAGACACGTAATGTAAAGACTATGAAGTCAGCAGTTGGCGTAAGAGATTTCCGCTCAAGAGAAGCTTATAAGCAAGGTATGTAATGGGCAAGCACTCTAAGCCCGCTGATACCAGAACTGAGTCTTTTCAGATGGGACATATGCAAACTCCGCATATGGCAGCCCATGAAGAACACAGACGCCAGGAGTATGTGCATATTGACCGGGCGAAAAAGCAGCGCCATAAGGCTAATAGTGCTACTGAAGGATGGCAGAAAGAGGAACACAACTCTAATGCTAAGCATTACCTTCAGGGTGCTGATCATCATGAGGGTGAGCAGAGAAATCTGAGAAAGAAGATAACTCCAGGAGCTACTGTAACTGGAAGATCAGAGCATTTTGAGGCTGCAAGAAAAGCTGGGATGATGGGACAGAATTAAATGAGTGACAGCAGAAAAGAATCATTTTCCCAGGGTACTGGACATGATCACAGTAAATGCGCTTGGTGTAATAAAAGCGTGGCCGGAGATGATGCAGCTACAGTGATAGGCAGAAATCCTGCTACTTTATGCTGGAGTTGCAGAACAGATAAAGGAACTGCGAAGGCGAGATAATGCCTGCAAATTGGTGGGTAACTCAAAGTGGTGGCGAACCTGGGGCTGTAGCTCCTGGTGGCACAACTACGGGTGGTGGCGGAAGAACTGGCGCAAGAGCAGGATCAGCAGGCGCAATTCAGTATCATAGTCCTTTAGATGCTGCCAGAGCCTCACAGGGAAGAATTCCGCAGGCAGAGTATCCAGATGGTTATCTTGGCACAATTATAAATCGCCAGGAAGATAAGCTTTTAGAAAATGTACAGGAAAAACTTACCCAGCGTTCTTATCAGCGCGGAGTACACAAAGGAGCGAAGATAGATGCATCAGATTATTTCTGGGAAGGCAAGTCTATTAATCCTGACATGATGATGGTAGCTGAATCTAAGGCTGTCGTTCAGAATGGCCTGATGTACGTAGACAGATTCTGCCCAACAGGTAATCCAGTGGAAAGGTTAGCTCACATGGGCAAGACAGCAGGGCTTTCCGCGCCAGAGCAGATGAATCTTTACAAGCAGTACGGAGTTTCTGTGGCTAAAAACCCAGTAGTTATCAATGACCCTGATTCTGTGGCAAGAAAGCAGAAGATGCTTCCAAGGTATGCAATGTAATGGCTGTTCGCGCTGGAGGAAGACCAGGAAGAACAGATCCAAGAGGTTCTTCGTATGACAGAAAACGCCGCAAGGAAAAGATGCTGGCTGATCCGCAGTTTGAACATGATATGACTCATCCTGTTCCTAATGTGAACTGTGTTCATTGCGGAACTATGCTTACGTACGACACGCTGGAGCAGGACAGGAAAGATCCTGGTGGCCCATATGCTTATCATAATGGGCAGCCATCGTGCAGAACGTGCAATTTAGCTCGAAGTAATAATACAAGCTGGAAAGGACAATTGGCAGATGCCAGTTAAAGGAATTGATGTAAGTGCGTGGCAGGGAGATTTTAACTGGGCCGCGTGGAAGGGCGCAATATCTTTCGGCAGCACAAAGGCTACAGAGAGTAACAACTTTCAGGACCCAACGTTTGCTGCTAACTGGGAGAGGATGAAGACTCTTGATGTATTCAGGTTCGCCTATCATTTTGCTCATGCAGATGTGCCTTCAGTGGATCAGTCAGGATTCTTCTGTGAGACCGTGAAAAAGCAGGGATTACTCCCCAGCGATAACTTTGTACTCGATCTTGAAGCTTCATACTCTATGACTCCTTCATATGTTGCGGCATGGGCTATCGACTGGATTCATGAAGTTGAGAAGATTCTGCCAGGTCACAGAATCTTAGTTTACACGTATCCTTATTTTGCGGAGGAAGGATACTGTGCAGGACTTGAAAAGCATGACCTGTGGATAGCTAACTATGATGTGAATCAGCCAACTGTTCCTAAGCCGTGGAAATCATGGACATTCTGGCAGAACGTTGGCACAGGTCTGGACAGAGACATATTCAACGGTACGCAAGCAGAACTAGAGAAATTCTGTACCTTAGTATAAGGAAGTAAAATGGCAGGAAACGCAAATTATTTTGCAACTAAGCAGGCAGCTAAGGCTAAGCCATCTACATTTGGACAGCCTAACCGGGTAAGACCGCCCGCACAAGGCGGTAACATGAATGCTCAACAGTTTTCTGCCCCTAAAGTTAACCTGGTGAGCAGTTCTGCCTTTAACAACAGAACTGCGCTTAATACTCATGGGCCAAGTCGTAAAATTCCGGCAAAACCAAATGTTCAGTATACTCCTTCTATTGGCGGATACAACACTGGGCAGGTAATGGGAACAGGTCATCCTTCTTCCTGGAGATCGGCACATAATGCCGCGTTAAAAGCAGGAAGCCCGGTACCATCTCAGGCTAAACACCCTGGAGGGACATTAAGCCCGGCGAATCAAGCAAGAAATAAGATCGTCGGAAATATGAATGCAGCTTCTTCTGGTCAGGCAAAACAAAAGAAAAATCTTGGCCCGCAGTTCCTTAAGATGGCTGTTAAGGCACACAATTTCGCCAGGAAGAGTTCAAACAAGAATGCTAATATACTAAAGGCCGCAACCGGAGCGAAATGAGAGCCAGCGTCGGGCCAACAGCAGAAAATCTTCACTACGGAGATGCTGTAAGTCCAAGAACCAGGAATGTATCGCCTCAGCAGTTTCATACACTGCCTGTTGAGGTTATGCAGCCAACTGGTGATAATGGCTACCTGGGACCATTAGGAGATTATGGCACACCAACTCCAGCAGGTTCTCTGTATGGTTACGGAGTGTCAGGTACAAATACAGGAGTAAGTTCAGGAACACCACGATGACATCCACACAGCAGTTAAGCCACCTGCAATTTCGCAAAGGCAGGCACAATGATAAGACTGATGCTGACAGAGTATATGCTCAGTTAACGCAGGATTATCCTCCTGAGGCCCTGCAATGGGTAAGAAATGTGGACTGGAAAGGCCCTAAGAAAGTTCCCCTGTCAAGAATTGACTGGGATGATGAAAGAGTATGGAAAGCTTCTAAAGAAAAGTCACATGTTGACAGGTTTGTGAAGAAGATAGAGGCAGGAGAGGACATAAAACCTATCATTCTCATCAGCAGACCAGGTAAGCCGACTGAGATGATTCCAGACGGTCACCACAGAGCACTAGCATACAAGGAAACAGGCAAGAATCCCGTTGCATGGGAAGGTAAAGCTCATCACGTAGTAGGGGAGTGGGATTACCTGCACGACAGTCAGTTCAAGTCATCAGCTAAGGACAGGAACATATACCGATGAAAACGGGAGGGGCGCATATGTGTGGAGGAAATACTATTGACGTTGGGGCTGATAACTGCTATCCTTGGATCAGTAAGTTTACTGCTAGTGCTGCTGACGATAGCGGAGAAAAGACTCAATAATGAGCCAGCAAAGCCTAAGTCCAGAGCAGTTCAGCCAGAATCTGAACACGAATCTGTCAGCGCTGCCTGAAAAAGCGCATACAGGAGATATAGGCTTTAAATTTCATGAGCCAAATTCTTCAGCGGGCAGAGCTTATGACAAGACAGCTACTGATTTATCACCAGCTACAAGAGAAATGGTACCGCTGAACAAATTGCATACAGTTCAGCATTCAGTGGTAAGAGACAGAATAAGACCGCCAGGAAATAATGAACCGCCTCAGATGACGAGGCATAAAGGAAAGACCTGGGTAGATGATGGACATCACAGACTGGCACACTTTATGCTGGGCGGAGCAACACACGCTGAAGCTATGGTAAGGAATATTAAATGAGTATTTATAATTACGTACCACATCCAAGACATGAGCAGCGGAAAACTGAAGGACCAGTAAAATCAGTAGACGTTATACAGAAAAATAACAAGTTCCAGCGGTTCAATGCCAGGCTTGGACTGAGGATTACAACTATCGTAGGCACGATGATATGTGCTTACGTGTTTATATTGCTCGCCGTGTACGGCTTGCCTACTGCTATCAAGGCTGGTCCTTCAGGATTAGTCTTGTGGTGCTCATCAGAATTTCTCCAGCTAGTACTGCTGCCGATTATTATCGTCGGGCAGAATATTCAGTCAAAGGCTTCTGATGCAAGAGCGGCGCAGACATATAATGATGCTGAAGCCATACTTCATGAAGCAACAGAATTGCAGAAGCATTTGATGGCGCAAGATGAGGTTCTTTCAAAGATAACTGGCGGAAAATGATTAATCCGGATTTGCCTGATACAAGGTATGATTACACACACCCGTGGTTTGTAAACGCAAATGACCGTGTGGCGTATGAGCGTGCCTTTAATGTGGGCACGTTCGAGGAAAGACAGGTAGCTCAGGCTATGCTATCTCAGGATCTGCTTACCACAAATGCTGAGATAAGAACTAAGATGACAGTGAACTCTGTGCCGCCAAGATTTGGCTATGACACAGAAGAAAAAACTATAAGTGATGTTATAGATCCTTTCGTTGACGAGCATGTTGGTGACGCACACACAACAGATTTCAGCGGCAGGGTTTCAGGTTTTGAGGGAACATCTATTCCTTCACTTCCTAACTGGTGAGAGGATTTAAAATGTACGCAAAGCCAAGAAGCTGTAATGCAGAACTTCTGGAAGGCACAACTGAAGGTACATTCAAGAGAGCAAACATGAACTGGTGTAATGCTGGTCCCGAAACAGTTCAGGTGAGAAAGCAGATGAGCGGCCTATGGCATGGTTTCAATGAAATTTCATCAAAAGTAACGCCCGATGGAAGAACTACATCAGCAGGATATGCTGATGTAACTCCTATGGACAAGGAGAATGTATAATGGCTGCGAAGAAGACACCCAGAAAGGAAGTTAATGCTTCCGATTTCCTGGAAGATCTGAAAGATGACGCTGAAAAGACAGTTGACGAGGTTGTATCGGTTATTGATGACGCGGCTAAGAAACTTGAGGGCAAGACTGTTCAGCAGCTTAAGTACCTGCATGATGAGGCTGTCGTTCTTGAAGACGCCGCTAAAAAATACCTTCATATTCTTAGGCAACGTGCTGTTAACCTTGCTACAACAGTTGACGATTCAGTGGATAAAGACATCATTGCTGCTAAGGCAAAAATTGTTGAAGCCGAAGCCTGGGTCAGGGAAATAGAATTGCGCCTTGAAGGTGAATACAGGGACATATGGGGATCAAAATACGGAAGAACAGATAAGGACTGGACAGACAAGTGAACACAATAGCACAGTATGCGAAGTTTATTATGACACTACTAGGAGTAATCGCAACAGTAGTAACAACACAGTTCCCGTCGTCTAGTCACTGGGTTTCAGTGATTATCGCGGCAGTGACTGCAGTTCTGGTTGTATTCGTGCCTAATGCTTCCTCAAAGGTGGCAGCTAAGGCATGAGTCACGGGAAAAATAAAAGGAAAAAGAATCCGTTCAGGAAGTGCGAATCATGTGGAAGAAGATTCGGGCTTCATAAGGTAACATGCTACAGATGGAGTACAAAAATTAAGGGGGAGTAATGAAGATATTCTGGAGATGCTCATGTGGCCGGTGGATGCTATGGTTCCAGAGGTCATGCGATAAATGGAGACACGGTGAGTGAAGAAAAAATACGGGTACTAATTTGCCACACAGACGGCGCTGTAATGGAACTTCCCTGGTTTGAGGGAAATCCTGACCACGATGACACACTAAAGTACAGGATCTCTCAGCATAAGTTTCCTGACGGCTCAGCACATTTTGGCAATTTATTTGTGTACAACAAGAAAGACTGGAATAACTCTGTCTACAGGCAGGCTATTCTGGATGAAATCGCAAAGCAGGTAAAACCCGGAGAAGGCACAGGACTTGGAAATACATTCTATGAACTGAAAGACACGTTTACAGAAGATGCTATAGCTTGCTGGAAAGGATTCGGCAAGACAACAGATCCAGGCCACTGTGATTACAGGAAAGATAACAAAAGACTGTACCCAGATACTAAGGGACTGCGCAAAGATCTAGGTCTAGATCCTAAGGATCGTCCTAACACATTCCTGTGTGATTTCTGCCCAGTCAATAGTGTCGTTGAGGGTCTGAAGAATAAAGGGAAATACTGATGAATGAGTTCGCGGAGAATTTAAAAGAGGCAGGATACAGAGTAAAGAAAACAGCAGAAGATACGATAATCGCTACTGCGGCATGGTGGAGACTTCTCAAATGGATGAATCAGACTTCTCAGACGCTTAACAGAGATATAGCCAGAAGAGAACTCCAGATGCTTAAGCACATTGTAAGATCAAATGAGACAATCAATTCCATCCGGGATATGTCGACGGATGAGTATGAAGCAAAGAGAGACGTATTATTATATGGATAGCAAAGAATTAGAGAACAGATTTACTTATCACGCACCAAAAGAAGGACAGCCAGAAACATATCAGCAAATCAGGGATTCAGCACACGCGTTAGCTAAATTCATAAATGATAACTGCCCAGAATCCAGGGAAAAGAGCCTGTCCATCACGAACCTGGAAGAAACAGTCTTCTGGGCAAATGCGAGCATAGCGAGGAACAAATGAACACCGCAAGAAGTCCTGAAGGACTGATTGAGGTATCTGTGTTAATTGAGGGCATCTCTCAGCCGATTTATCATCGCTCACCAGATGGTGCGCTCTTTGTGGCTGGTGCTAAAGGACAGGCATATACTTTACGGGTAAAGAATCTTAAATTTGCCAGAGTCGAGGTAATTAATACAGTCGATGGCAGGAATACCCTGAAAGATGAGCCCGGTGATACAAATCAGAACAAAGGACTTGTATTCGGGGCAAGCTCAAGTGGCTCATTTACAGGCTGGAGACTGAATAATGCTCAGACAAGACAGTTTGTATTCAGCGATCCGCACAATTCAGTCTCAGCAAAGGCCACAGGATCACATGAGAATACCGGTGTTATAGGATTCGCTGCGTGGCGCGAGCAAATTAGTACTCCTAATCACTCATATGAATGCTTTCCTGTGTTTGACTCCGTTCCGGTGGTCGCATGTGCTGGCAGCGGATTATCATCATCAATGAGCAGTAATTATGCTGGCAGCAGTGTTTCAGTCCGCAGTGTATCACACAACAGCAGTCTTGGTACAGGAATAGGAAGCGTGCAAGCTGATCACGTAGGTTCAACAACATTCACCAGAACAGGCACAGCAGATGTCCTGATAATTCATTATGACACGCCTGAGGCTCTTGCTGCTATGGGCATAACCAGAGGAGCATCAGCATTTCCAGGTTCAGGGACAGGATATGAAAAGTACTGAGAAAAATATTTACACAGAAATAGCGAGGAACAATGGAAGCACCAAGTAACGTACCACTATTAGGGCAGGGCAACGATCTTGCACCATCAGATGCAAAAGAAGAACCAATTTATGTAGCAGCAAAATGCGCATTCTTAATCTATGTGAATGATGATGGCTCAGTAGTTATGACTCCTGATGTCAGCACGCCTATCGTGACTGAAAGAGAGCCAACACCAGAAGAGGTGAGAAGCGCCTGTGAAACTGTTAAGTCAGATATGGACAGGCAGAGAACTGCTGTTGACGTTGCTAATATGACTGTAGGATTGCTTATGCAGAATCTGGCAGCAGCACAGCAGCAGGCATCAGCATCCAGGCAAATGCAGCAATTAGGCCCGCTCAAGTAAAATGAAAAGCACAGCAGCAGTAACAATTCCTGGTGTGCTCATGAAGATTGTAACTTCGGCTCCTGTTTACGAGGGGCTGAAGTTATATCATGGGCTATGTGAATCATTCAACGTGGTTCTGCTGACAGATGATGATAAGGAGAGCACAGATCACTGGCTATCTCTAGAGGGACTAGACAAACATGGAATCGTACTTTACGGGGAAGGGACGAACGAAAGCGGAGCGCGCCTTTCTCAAGTTAATTCTCTGCGTCTTCGGGGCTTCGCTGTTGATCTTTGCTTTGAACCTGATCCTGCCATTGCCGCACAGCTTCTTGCTAACGGTTACACTGTTTGTAATTTTCTACATCGCGCTTATTCGTATCCTTCCTGGCGCCCTGACTTCGAGGAAAAAACCAGACCGTGGGAAGAACTCGCAAAACAAGCAGAAAGAGACAGAATCCTGAAGGCTATGGATAAAAGGATCACAGAATGAAGCTATACCTGGGCGGAACTGAAGTAAAACTATGGCGCGATTTAATGGCAGAGCAGAAAGTAGAAAATGTTGGCCTGTCATATATGGGATTGCGCAGAAGAGTAAAGACTGACACGAATTCATGGTCAATAGAAAATAACTTTCCTGTAGAGCAGGATATCTTCTTAGACTCAGGAGCATACACACTTAATAAAAGTGGTACTGAGTTCACAAATCTTCAGGCAGAAGAACTGGCTGAGAACTATGTTAAGTTTGTCAAAAACAATATAGACAGAGTTAATCTTGTATCAGAATTTGACGCGCAGGTATTAGGCTATGACTATATCAGGGCTATGAGAGAAGACTTCTTTGATGACATATCTCCCGATAAATTCATGCCTATATGGCATCCTTATTATGGTATTGATGAACTAGAGAAAATGGTGTCCAGTTATACCGTTGTGGGCATTGCTGAAGTAGATTCCGCTGGAGATGTTATATCATCTAAGCTGAATAATCTTGTGTCTCGTTATGGTGTGCGTCTTCATGGTGTAGCTATGACTGGCCGTAAAATGATGAAAGAAGTACGCTGGGATAGCTGTGCTTCCATGTCATGGCTGTCACCCTCAAAGTTTGGTGACACTATTTTATGGCGCAATGGCACACTGCACAGATACCCTAAAGACTACAAGGAAAGATGCCGTAAGCAGAACTACAAGTACCTGAATGACTCAGGATTTGATGCTGACAAGATACTCGCTGATGATACTACTGAAGTTCTTAAGCTGTCTATGTGGTCGTGGGGAGAATTCACTGCTGATCTTAACAAGAGAAGTAACTATCATGGCTCTGAACAAAAAACGTCAAACATGGATATCTTAGGCCAGGAAGTTGATACTCTGAGGGGTAAAAACCCGAACGCCGAGTTAGCACTTTCAGCACCAATTGTGCCTCAGACATCAATGTTTGAGCAGAGTTTAAACAACAAAGACGTTGCTCCTAAGACACTGGAACAGCGCAGATCCTTGCATTCAGCGCTCGTGGATATGCAGGCTCAAAGGGTTCTGATACTTAAACTGACTGAAGATAAAGAGCCAGGATATGTAAATCCAGAGCTATCAGGAGAGATAGACAGGCTCAATAAGATGCTGAAAACCCAGGCAGACATGGAAAAACAAGGATTCACCATCAATAATGAGATTGTTATACCTCAAGTTGGAGAAGGATTCATGTCAAAAGCTTTTGGTTCTTCTGTGACAGAGAAAATAACAGAAGCAGAAAAGCCGAAGACTTCTGAAGACCTGATGCCTGAAGGTGAAATATTTGAAGCCGAGCTTGTACATGAGTGACTGGGGCAGTAGTTACTTAGCTGATGATTTACCAGCAGATTCGGCGCTCATAAGATATTCAGAGTATTATGACGAGTATTTCGAGGCAGAAGAGGAAGAATGCCCAGACTGTCACGGCACTGGATTAGACCGTGAAGAGATATTTGACTGTGAGACGTGTTACGGGGATGGCGTGATAACAATCTTGCCGAAGGGCTTGACAGCCGCGCCAGAGGCTGCTACGATGGATGGTAACGATGAGAACGAGGAGGGGTGAGACATGGAGACTAAATATTGCTGTCTTGGCATGCTTGCGGATTTGGTGAATGTTAAGCCTCTGACGAGGAAACAGAAGAGATCCTTACTTCTCCATAAGGTATTCGGCAGGTTTAACCCTCGTAACTATACGTATGCGGATGACCTGGAGGAGTGGTGAGACATGGCTGTGCAAATGCTTGACGAGGAGATAAGGAAGCTGCTGGAGAGGGAACTGGAGTTTGCGGTCTCTAAGTCTGAGATTAATTATCTAACTGATGAAATCGTGAAAATTGTCCAGAATCTTACTAATAAGGCTCTTGCGGAAGCAAAAGCTAAAACTTTGGTTCATGACTTTCTTTACCAGGAGTTTGGTATTAACAGATGAAAGCGCTGAAGATACTAGGATGGGTAATCGCATTAACAGCTTATACTTGCTTACTTGTTTACGGCATGCGGTACTTCACTGTAAAGAATCTGGAGGTAGTTAAGCCTCCACCAGCGACAGAAATGTACTGCAGTTCTTCTGTTGTTCATGGTCCTGTGCGTATAAAGAATTTCGCAGGCAAGATAATAGGGTACTGGAATGCTGATGACCTGGTTTTCTGCCAGCAGATAAATAGCCAGCAGGAAAACACGCTGACAATTATAACAAGGAATAAGAGTATTCCCAGATACCACAATGTGACGTTTCAGCTAGGGAGGTGATGCAATGCCCGGCAGGCGAATAATTACGTGGGCTGTTATAATCTTTAACATTTTCTATGTTGCTGTATCTCCAAGTGGAGCAGCAGATGCTGTACATATGATGTACAACGGCTTGCATGATGCCTCACAATCGCTGTCTCATTTCGTGAATAATATATGAGTGACAAAGGAAGAGAATTACAGCACTTCAGAGGTCATGCCTCTGGTATTCATCAGAGAGAGTTTAACCGCAGGCAGGCAGAAATAACTGCGTTAAGACGAGAACTGGAGGATAGTGAAATGACGGATCTTACGCTTGAAATGGACAGGGAGCCCACTGAGGCAGATCTTGCTGAAATTGAGGCGGAAGATATTTTTAACCTGGACGATTCGGTACTTACTGAAGATGACTATGTTCCCGATGATCTCAGGGAAGTCGAGTTTGATGACGAGTATGAGTATGAGGATGAATGATCTGTAAAAATTGCAGGGAAGCGGGCAGCATTTACGCGGCGAACAGAGAGCCAAATGGTTCCGTACTGGATACCATCAAAAAGCTCATAAGAGAACTTCATGCTCTCTGTTCGTCGTGTGACTGCCAGCACAAGATAACTGTCAGCGAATAATATATACTTAGAAGATCTGACGCGTTTCACACACTGAGCTAGGTAAAGCTCAGGGAAAGGTTTTTCCTTATGAAACGAATCATTTGCAGTATAGTAGCCGTTGGGTTAATGATGTTTGGAGGTGTGCCGTCAGCAGAAGCCGCTGACGTACACTTATCTAGCCCAACTGTTTCTGTAAGTAGTGTTAGTTTTAACCACGCACAGCATGACCCGAGATATTATCTCATGGGCCTGACATCTAAGATGTCACCCGGTCAGTATATTGTGCAGCGAGGTCAGAATTTATCCC